TCTTGTGGCAACGGTACTTGCCCTGTTCCTATAGTCGCACCACCTGCTCCAGTTGGATCTTGGGGATTTGCCCCTGCAGGTGCTGTCGGCTGTTGTGGCTGTTGCTGTTGGAATTTTTTCATGATCTCTGCTTGCAGTGCAGCTTCGTCCATGTTGTTTGTCACTTTCTCTGGGTCTAAGTCAAGTGACTTGGCAATCTCTCGTATTACGTATTGAAACTTTGCAAACGGTGCAAGTGCTTGGTTGCTTGCCACTTGCAAGAACTGCATAAGTCTCTGGCTACGCACTTCGTTTGCCATCAGGCTTTCTGTTCCACGAGCTTTAACTTCTAAGTCTCCCTTCAACATTTTGTTGTCAAAGTTAAACTGCATGTTAAATCTAAACAGTCCTTCGCCTAATGGTCTAAGTAAATAATCATCTACATTCTTTATAACATTCTTAATGCCACCACTTGCTGCGTTCATCAGCATGGATATACCTGACGCTGTACGTCCCACACCCATGACTCCAGTTTGTCCGTGAGCAAAGCTTGGCAGTCCTGTACTTTCGTCTGCAAGCACTCGTGCCTTATCAAACAGTTGCATGTTCTCGTTAGCTACATTTGGAAACTTTGTACCAAAGATGGCTTGTCCGGGTGCGCCCCCTTGCCTTCTAAATATTTTTCCGGGATATACACTCAAGTCCTGTCCGGGAACTAGATTTGTTTCATCTATTTCTATCAACAGATTACCAGACATTACAGCATTGTCAACAGCCATACGCATAAAACCGTTCATCAATGTCTGTGTATCATCCATGTTCTCTGCAATACCTACACCAAAAAAGCTATATGGGTTAAGTTCGTAAGGGGCAGCCATGTACGGTATCTTTGCAGGTTTGAATGGATTAAGCACCATTCGTAAAACTTTACTGTTGCATATCCAGATGTTTGCCTGTATTTCATCGTGATCTGCTATATCGTCAGGTATTTCTACTCCATGTTCTTTTAACATCTCTGTATCTACCATGCCCCAATACTCTAGCACTTCGTATCGTGCAATAGCATGTTCAGGAGAATAGTCTGATAGATCGTCTTCCCAGTATTCTTTGTTGTAGTTTTCGCCTAGTGCAATAGCTTCATCAATAATCTGCCCTCTGAAGTGAGGTCTTTTCTTCAACGCACGTAGCTGTGATCGTGACATCTTGTGTCTTTCTATCACATATTGTGCTTCGTCCATATTGTTTGCATCTGGATCAGGAAAGAAGTTCCAGACTGATACATGTGAAACTTGTGGCACTGTTTTAAATATTGGTGAGTATTCGCCCTCTTCATCCCAGTTAGGGTACTCTTTGTCTATTGCAAAAGGTCCTTTCATCACACCTGTACCAAACAAAGCCATTTCAAATGCTGTGCTTCGTAGATGTTTATTTGCGTTGGACTCTTCTAGCTGATCGTGTATCTGCTTCTGCATATTCTTTGCAGCAATCATTGCAGGGCTAAATGTTATAGCTGTTGGTGTTTTGCCCACACCCTCTCGCAAGTTATCTACATCTTCAAATTTACCCTCTAAAGGTCCTAGCTTTTCCATCAAGCTTTCTTTGGTAGCTCCTGCAGGTAAATCTTTACCATCCCCTGCAAAGCCATAAGGATTTTCTAGCTCGTCTAATCTTTCTCGTATCTCTTCTGGTTCTTTTGGATCAAAGCTTACATCGGATACTACACCCTCTGGTAGTTCAGTTGGATCTACCGTAAGAGGGAACTTATTATTAGCAAACAGCACATCAACTATCTGTCCATATGCTGCAAGTGTTTTAGTTTTTGTTACCTTAATAAATACTCTTGACTTCTCTGCTTCTGTAAACTGTACATCAGAACCATATAAACCTCTGTAGTTTCTGTAGGCTCTTAACCATCTCTGTTCGTCTTGTTCTCTGTAGTCATCGGCTTTCTTGTAGCGATCCATTATGAAGGGTATAATGTTTGAGCTATTGTAATCGTCTTCACTTCCTACCTCTGTATCTTCTACAGCTATCGTAGAATCATCCATAAAAACTTCTTCGTTTATATTATCTTCTGCCATATTAATATCCAAATGTTGCGTCTGCTACAGGCATACTATTTGTGTGTCTGTTTGCAGGGTCATAGTCAAATATACTGAACCTTGGTCTTGACATTATACCATATCTTAAAGCATCATACAAGTGATCTTCTGAGTTTGTGTCTATGTCTTCAGGATTTTTTTTATCAAGTGGTATCGCAGGTAGTTGCGAAATAGTGTTAGTACATGTGCTGAAAAAAACCAAGCGTGGCTCTTCTGTAAATTCATCAACTTGTAAACGTCTATGTATTTCATTTTTACCTGATACCCTGCTTCCTCGACTTCTATCAGAAGGTCTGAACCTACAGCCTTTCATAATCATTTGTTCTGCTAGGCTTGGTCCTGTGTCACCTCGTTTGTGCCAGAGAGAACTGTCCAGCACTCCATACTTTATATTGCCATCTTCAGCTTCTGCATCTAGTATCATATCTGCTAAGTCTGTAGCTAATACTTTTGATACGTACAACTCTCTGTACACCACTAGCTGTTCTGATGGGCTAACAGCAAACCATACAACGGCAGAATGACTTCCATACCCATAGTCACATGCCCTAAACTTAACCCAGTTGCTAGGTATACGGAAAGGCTCAACCACATGTATGTTGCGATCAAACTCGGTGAAAGCTGCTCCCTCTTTAATATCCCAATCGCCTTCCAGTAGTTGTCTTCTTTGCTGTTCAGGAAGGGATAGAAGCATTGCTTCATAATCGCCCTGCTCCGAGAGGTAAGGGTTATCTGTAAGTCGAGCAGGTATAAACCTACGTTTGAATAGTGGCTGTCCTGCTTTTTGATGTCCTGCTGGATATTTGAGTTCTTCTCCTGACTCAATGTCGGTGGCGTTGAATGAAATATTATATGGTGAAGGGTCAATAAACATCTTCTTTACCCAGTGGTGTCCACGCCCTCCGGGGTTTGTTGTAGCTCTCATATACACAGGCAGGTCAGGAGATGTAGAACGTAAACGTGATCTCATATAGTTCCAAGCAAAGGGTGTTCCCCACTGTGTAAGTTCGTCAAAACCAATCCAGCTAAATGCTAGTCCTTGGTATCGTAGTACATCGTCATCTCTATCTAGGTAAGACATCCATAGTCTTGCCCCTGATGGAGCAACCCACTGCATCTTTCGTTCTGACCACTTAATACCCTTCCATATTTTAGGGTAGAGTTCTTGACTTTTAAATATAAGTTCTCGTAACTCTTCTGTGGTGTGACGCAGTAGTAAGCCACTGAAAGAAGGATGCCCCATATAACGCAGAGGATCGGCAAGCATTGCATAACTTTTACCACCACCTGCTGAACCACCATATAGAACTTCTCTTTCGTTTGCTGCAAGAAAAGCTGTTTGAGGACCTTCATTCGGCTTAAAGATTATATTCCGTGACTCTTCTATCGGCAGAGACTCTACTACTGTCTCTTTAACCTCTGGCTTCGGAGGTTGCTCCTGTACGGCTTTCTTCAATCTCTTTGGCTTTGTTGATCGCCTTTTCGGCATACTCTGCCCACTTGCGTAGGCTTGTAGCTTTGTTCTTACGTTGTCGCTCATTCTTTAATCGCTTCATCAATCCTACGTGAGATATTTCTCTGCCACTGTTTTTTGTAAGCCAGTTTGCTACCTCTCTGTAAGAATATTGCTTGATGTAGTCTCGTGCTTTCTCTAGCAAGTCTAGTTCTAACTTTACAGGTTGTAATAGATCAGGATCGTTTTCATCTACTATATAACCAAAAGGTATCGTCCTTGCTATGCGTGGTATCGCTACCCACTCTCGTTCTTCTTTTAAGTCTGTTGGTTGTGGTAACTTCCAACGTCCTATTGATCTATTCATCTACTTTTTCTTTTGGTGGCATAAGCATAACACCACCTGTTGCTTCTACCTGCATCTTCTCTGTTTTCACTAAACCAGTTCTATCAAGCAACTCTTTTGCTGCAGCGAGTTTGTCACGTATGCCCAGTTCTGTTGGGTCTACTAAACCACCTGCAATCGCAACAGCAGCTCGTGGTGCGTTTCTCGCCATATATTCTTGTGTGGCTTCTAGTATTTCTTCTTTGATACCTTTTACTACATCCGTTGTGCTTGACGCTTCAGCATACCCTGCCAGCTTCTTTGCAAGAACAATGTCCCCACCTGCTTCATCAAACAAAACATTTAGTAGCTTTTGTTGTTTCTCTGTTAGTTGTCTAGCCATATTAACACTTCCACCTTCTTCTTGCCTGTCGCAGTCTACTGTTTGGATTCTTTGCAGCTTTTGGAAACTTCTTCATCTGACCTGCACTTCTAGCACAGTACGACCTTCTTCTTGCTGCTCTAGCCTTGGTTCTGGGTTTACTCTCTGTAACGGCTGTTTTTAAATTACCACCAGTTCTTCTGTTAATTTTTTCTACTGCTTCTTGAGATAATCCTGCTCCTTTGCTAGTAGGACGTTTAAGACCACTTTTAATAGTGATGCCTTTCATGGCATCTGGATGTTTTCTTTTAGGTCTTCCTGCTGGTGTGTTACGTCCTGCCATAGAACATTCCTGTCTTTCTATAGTCTACTGAACCACCTCTGGCTTTCTTTTGTATAGCACCACCTTTGTAAACACCTCCCTGTCTTTCTCGGAAACCTTGTGGATCTCTTAGGTAGTCGTTATAAAGATCTGTGCCATATATCTTATCTATTTCTTTTAACTCTTCAAGTTCTTTTTTAGTGTACGGTTTAAAAACATCTTTGCCGTATTTCTCCTTCATTGCTTCTTTTTGTTTTTCAGCTTTATCTTTCACATTTTTTTTAATATACTCTTTAGCTTTTCTTGCGCTTTCCATTGGGTTATCCTTCTGTCAATTGGAAGTGAGGACCATCAATAAACGGTCTACGCCCAGCACTTCTACGTAGGTCTACATAAGCGTTCATAGCTTGCTCCATAGTTCCGTCCCAAGTTGTGATGTCTTTTATTTGCCATGCAGCTCCCCAACAAATTTTAGCTCCAGTTTGATTAGCAGCCATCATCATGGCATCAGCAATGTCATCGTACATCACGATGTCCCAACTTGGATTACTACCATCATAAGCCATTAAATCGACAGCGTGTGATGTTCCATCCTCCTGTATAAGGTGGCGAGACTTCATCGTTTGTGAGCGTCCTGCCTTGTACAGCTTCTCTTGTTCGGCTAGGGAACGGACACCATAAATCACTCCAAAGTCCACCTTGCTCAGTTCAA